CCGTGGAAAGTTACTCACTGGATGCCTCTTCCGAAGCCGCCCGCCATCGACCGAGCAATGCAAGACAAGGAGAGCGGCGAGGAGAAAAACTGATGCCAGCCAGCAAAAAACCACGTAAGCGCTATATCCCGCGCGTCGGAACAAAAGATACGATCACGACACTTTTCGACGGAGACAAACCGTTGCAAGGAGAGTTACGCGATAAGGTACTGCTAACCGTACACATCGCAGCTCAGAACTTGGCGCGCGGCGAGTCCGAGCATGACGATTGGGGCGCCCTAGTAACGGCGATGAACGTTTGTCTCATCTTGTGTGAAAAGGCCAACAATAAGCACATCGGACTTCAGGCAGTATATGACGCATGCAACGCGCTGATCGAGGTTCAGGAACGGTTCTTCGCAATGGGTAGCCGGATCTGCACAGGGCCGGAACTGACTGCGATAAATGGCGGCATCCACGTCTTTGAAGAGATCGTTGATACGGTCACGAAGCGTCAGTACGTTTGGGCGTCGGATCAGATCGAGAAACGCATGAAAGAAGGGCGGTCTGTTGGAGTTGGTCCGGATAGGAAGTGTGAACGTTACGTATTGAGGGCAGCATGATGGGCGGAAGAACCTGGACACCGGAAGAAGATGAACTGCTGCGCAAACTGTGGAATGAGCGAGGAAGTCTGAAAGTACATGCTCGCCAGTTTGTTGACCGGAACAATAATTCGTTGGCACTTCGTGGCCGTGCTCTTGGTTTGACCGGTCGCATGCATCTTGCTTCTGATCGATATTCCATCGTCCGGGAGAAGGTCGAAGAAGCGTTCAAGGCAGGCTTCATCGGGACCGTGAACGAGATGGCGGCACACATTGGAGAATTGGAGCGCGAAACGCTTAGACGCGTGAAAGAAGGCCACGGAACCAAATACCGCATCTTCGCGTGGAAGCGTCCAAAGGACTTCACGGAATGGATTGCTGTCTACGCCCTAGGAACCGAGCCTGACGAGCCGAAGCCAGCAACGCAGACGCAGCAGCAGAAGCGAAAGCGCTACAACGCGAAACGGCGCGTCAGAGCAAGCAAGGTGAACCCATTCGCGACCGCAATTTTGAATGTAACAGGTGTTGAGAATATCTCACCGAAAGGGCAATATAAGAGCCGTGTTTATCGGGAGGCAGCGTGAAACTGAGTGGCGACAGAAACCAATGCCAAGAGTGCAAAGAGTACTTCAACAGCACTGCGGCATTTGATAAGCATCGTACGGGATCGTTTGGGGTTGACCGTCGATGCAAGACTCCTGAAGAGATGTACAACGCAGGAATGGCACATAACCAGCACGGATTCTGGATCACGGCGGTAAATCCTATGTACGCAGGGGGGAACGATGTTACCGGCTGATTTCGACGCGTGGTTTGCCGTGATGGGCGTCCCTAAGCGAGACTGGACGAAGGGGCAGAAATGAGCCGCAAAGAGTTCGAAGTGTATTACGCACGCGAGCAGCTGCCCTGCCTTTCGTCAGTGAAAGAGCGACACTGGCAGACGTGGATGGAAGCGCAGGCTACGCTTCTGTCGGCGCATGGGCCGGTGACGATGCTGACTATGCCTGCAATAAACGCTAATTCGTGCATCACTCCAGAAGCAAAAGCATATTACGACAGTCTTAAAAAAGATGCTGACACTCCGCCCTGACCAAGAAGAAGCCCTTGAAAACGTACGCGCACATCTCCGCAGAGGGAAGCGTCGCGTACTTCTTCAGGCGCCGACAGGGTTCGGCAAAACCGTTGTAGCGTCCACGATGGCTAAGACGGCAGTAGAGAAGGGGAAGCGCGTCTGGATGCTTACGCACAGGCGAGAACTCGTAAGGCAGGTATCTAAGGCATTCACGAAATGCGAACTTCCGCATGGAATCGTGAGCGCTGGATACCCCTCTAACCGGTTCCATGCCGCGCAGGTTTGCTCGATCCCTACGCTCGTCAACCGCCTGGATATGTACCAAGCGCCGGACGTGATTATCTTTGACGAGGCGCACCACATCAGCGCTGGATCTTGGGCCAAGATCGCGCAGGAGTTTCCTAATGCCGTACACATTGGACTATCAGCGACACCCATACGATTGGACGGCGTTGGATTGGGGGAATTTTTCGATGAGCTTGTTGAAGGGCCCCCTGTTAAGTGGCTTATCGAGAACGGAGCGCTTGCGCCATATAGATTACTGGCACCGGCGTCGAATCTCAATCTATCGAACGTCCACAAAACAGCCGGTGATTACAACAGGAGAGAATTGGACGAAGCAATCGCCTCTAGCACAATTACCGGTGATGCTGTCGAGCATTACACCAAGCATGCCTTGGGGACCAAAGCGCTCATGTTTCATGTATCCATCGCGCGCTCAATGGAGGCTGTGGAACGATTCAGAGCCGCAGGGATTTCCGCTGAGCACGTTGACGGCGAGACGGATTCTGCCGTTCGGGACAGTGCTATTGATCGGTTCGAAAACGGGGATCTCCAAGTTATTAGTAATGTGGGACTCTTCGGAGAAGGAACCGACATTGCGGGCGTCCAAACCCTGATCGATTGCGCTCCTTCGATGTCACTTGGCTCTGTCATGCAGCGTTGGGGCCGCGTACTTCGTCCGGCGCCGGGTAAGGTTGCGCTGATCCTGGATCATGCAGGCAACAGCGGCGAGAAGCATGGATACCCTGATACGCCTCGCTCCTGGACGTTGGAAGGCCGTACGAAGCGAAAGAAGAAGGATCCAGAGGACGTGACGCTCAGGCGCTGCCCTGTCTGCATGGCTACGCTGATGGGCTATGTCGCGAAGTGCGATGCGTGCGGGCATGTATTCGAGCGTGAGGGGCGCGAGGTGGAGGAAGTAGCGGGCGAGCTGATCGAGGTTATCGACCCGAAGGTTGAAGCCATCGAGCGGAAGCGAGAGCAGCAGAGGGCACGCAGCATGGAGGAATTGGTTGCTATTGGTGAGGCACGTGGCCTGCGCCGTCCTAGGTTGTGGGCCGCACATGTATTAAGAGCACGAGGGAGGCCCGCACGATGAGCGAAGCAAGTTTGATGCGCCGAATCATGCTCGCAGTCGCCAAGACTACGGTGCTCTTTCGGAACCAGAGCGGCGCGTATAAGGCCGGTGAGCAGTGGATCCGTTACGGAATCGCAAACCCAGGCGGCTCCGACCTGATCGGCTGGACTCCGGTAGAGATCACGCCGGATATGGTCGGCAAGCGCATCGCTATATTCACCGCGCTCGAAGTCAAGACCACCACCGGACGCCCCACGAAGGAGCAACTAGCCTTCATCGAGGCAGTGAAGCGAGCTGGCGGAATAGCTGAGATTGTGCGATCTGAGGATGATGCTGAAAAAACAGTTGCGCTTTTCTCAACGCGATAGTATTCTCTGGTCATGCGCTGAACGAAGCGCGAAACTAACCGGAGAGAAGAAAATGAACGAAGCCCGCGCAATCGAATTCGCCAGCGATAACGGAATCAGCGTTTCGACGGACATCGTTACGCGTTTAAAGTACAAGGGTAAGTGGTTTCGCAACACTGCATTCAAAGTCGGCGCGTACACGGTCATGCGTCTTAGCGACGCCTGCGAGTGGGAAGTCTACGACGAACACGCGAAGCGCTTTGAAGGCCGTCGCGGCGACTGCATCGAGTTTTGCGTTCGCGCAACGCTGAATAACCGTTCAGATCATGCCTAACCCCATGACCCAAGCCCTGATGTACTGCGCCGCTATATGGTTCGGAGTCTGTGCAGGCGCGCTGTTCGTAACCATCCCGCAACTGTTGAGGAAAAGCAAATGACGAAATATACGAAGGGTCCGTGGACCGTACATCGCACGATGAAAGACTGCGTGACATTCGATGGGCCAGAAGGGATGGAGAACCTGTTCCTCTGCAATGTGGATGGCTATTACGCGTGTCAGAACGAAGCAGACGCCCGCCTGATCGCCGCAGCGCCTGAGTTGCTGGAAGCACTTAAAGCGGTCGTATCTGTCGCGGACCGAGCAACCGTCGAGTTCGACATGGCCCGCGCCGCAATCGCCAAAGCCACCGGAGAGCAAGCATGACCCAAGTAAGCATCATCCCCGAGTCCGAAGAGCACTGGCACAAACTGCGAGCTCAGGACGTGACGAGCACTGAATCCCCGGCTCTGTTCGGCCTATCGCCATACATGACGAAGTTTGAACTGTGGCATCGCAAGAAGTCAGGCGAGGTCTACAGCATCAAGGATAACGAGCGCATGTTTTGGGGGCGGCGCCTTGAAATGGCTATTGCCGAAGGAATCGGCGAAATGCAGGGATGGTCTGTCGACAAAAGGCCGGAGTACGAGCGCCTAGAAGAAGTACGAATGGGCGCATCGTTCGATTTCCATGCGTGGAAGTCATACGACCACAGAGGCATGCTCGAAATCAAGAACGTCGATTACCTTGCGTTCCGTGACAACTGGACCGTAGGCGAAGATGGCGAGATCGAAGCGCCGCCGCACATCGAGATCCAGCTACAGCACCAGCTCCACGTTTCAGGCTACACATGGGGCGCAATCGGCGTGCTTGTCGGAGGCAACAAGCCGCATGTTCTGATCCGCGAGTATGACCCGAAAGTAGGGAGGGGCATCGAGAACAAGATTCGTGAGTTCTGGCTGAGCATCGAGGCAGGCAAGGAGCCGGAACCGTTCTACCCCGACGATGCGAAGTTCGTCCAATCGCTCTACGGATACGCCGAGCCGGGTAAAATTCTTGATGCTCGCGATGATGACGAAATCGCAACGTTGTGTCATGATTACGC